AAGAACTTGAAGAAGCTAAAGAAGAGGAAGAAGAAGTAGAGGAAGAAACTGAAGAAGTTACTGACGAGGAAGTAGAGGAAGAACCAGCTGCTGAAGAAGGTGGTGGTATAGAAGATATAGCTGCTGACATGGAAGGCACAGAAGGTGAACTTATGGATCATTTAATGTCTGCTTTAAAAGTAGCTAAAGGAATGAATAATGAAAAACTTTCCACTCAAATAGGAAACACTTTGAAATTTTTCGTAAGTGAATATATTGGTGGAGAAGAATAAAAATAAAGGTAAATTAATAATAAAATCTATAAACAATAAAAATTATGACAACAACAGAAATTTTTGATGCACTTAAAGAGCAAGTAGAATTGTTAGCAGTTGAGGATGCTAAAACATCTAAAGCAGCAGCAGGTCGCGCTCGTAGAGCAGCAAATGAAATTAAAAAATTAGCCGCAGAGTATAAAAAGACATCTCTAGCGGAAACTAACGCGTAAAATGAAAAATATTAACGAGGCATTCACCCCAGAGGAATCAAAGAAAGTATATGATAACTTTCTAGCTATCGTTAGTGACCAAAAACGTAGAGATAAACTTGTAAAAAAACACGGTAGTAACGCAGAGGCAGTAGCTTATGGTACTGCCGTGAATCAAGTTAAACGGCAATCATCTGAAGAACCTAAAGAAGAGGATAAAATGGATAAAACAGAAAAACTAAAAGAAATGGTTAAGGATGCTTTAATGAATCCTAAAAAAGCTGACTTGAATAAAGATGGAGAACTTTCCCCATACGAAAAAAAACGTGGTGCGGCTATTGAAAAAAATATAGCTGAATCCACTTCAAAACATACAGTTAAATATTCAAAATCAAATGACACATATCAAGTATGGTTAGCGGATGAGATAGTAACTGATTTTGCTACTAAAGAAAAAGCAGATGCTGAAGCTAAAAGATTAAATGCTTTACAAGATGTTAAAAGAATAGATAAAGCTCAAGTAAATGAAGCTAGTGATAATGAAATTATATTAAGCAACGAAATTTTAGATTTTTTAGAAGAACGTGGTATAATAGACCCTTCCGATGCTCAAAAAGTACATAAAGATTTAACTTCTTTTTTAAAAAGTAAAATAATCAAACAAGGTAATTTAGACGAAGATCTTGACTTAGGTCATCAAGACAACGAACCACACATGCTCAAAGCAGATTTGTATCGTATTGGAAAATACGCTATGGAGCTTTACAAAATGGTAGATAAGTTTGATAAAATGGATAATGAGGTTGATTTCCCACATTGGTGGCAAGCCAAAATCATTAAATCAAAAGACATGCTAGTTTCAGCCAAACATTATCTTGATTTTGAAACAAAAGAACCTCAAATAGATGCTATGGTAGACGTAGCTTCTGAAGAAGGGGTTATTGGTGAAGAGATGACTCCAAAAGAATCTATAAAAAAAGGTATGCCCTTTAAAGATAAAATTAAAGAAGCTGTTTTAGCTAAACTTAAAGAATCTAAAGGAGAATATGCTGAAATAGAAAAAGAAATTGCTGATCTTAAATCTAAAGGGAAAAATGCTGGAGACCCAGAAATGCAAAAGTTGATTAAGCGAAGAGCAGAATTAGAAAAATCTAAAAAATAATGGATCCTCAAGAACTTAAAAACAGAATACGAGTACTCGCTAAACAAGTATATTCAAACAGAAGAATAACTTCACAAGAAGCAGTACAGTATGATGAACTAACTAAATTCCCAGAGCTAAAGAAAATATTAGTTGATTTGTTAACTAAAGACTTTGATTTCTTTTTATCTACAATTGATTGGGTAGCTCCACGCCCAACAACATTTCGCATCAATTTAAAAAATGATCAAAATTTTTATTTGATATATGGTGAAAGAAGTTGGATAGCTCAAATTGAAGGTAAAAAATATTATTTAAAAAACTTACCTGAGGAAGAAAAAGCAGCTAAAGCTATTGCTAATATTTTAAGATATGGAATAAAAAGTGATGGAGAAGTAGATGGTGATTTTGATGAATCTCCCCCAACTGAAGATACTCCACCCAAAGAAGAACCACCAACAGAAGAAATCCCAGCAGAAGCTTAAATTTATAAAATATGGCAAATGAACTTAAAACATACGGAGATTTAAAAAAAGTAATAAAATCTATCTCTAATAACCAAAAATTAGGAAAATTAGGTGATGTATCTTTAGATGCTGCTATTGGATTAATTCCTGGAGGAGATATAGCTAAAACTACATTTGATTTTATAAAAGCTGCTTTTTCTAAACCTGATGATACTAAAACTAAAACATGGTTAGATAAATTAGACATAGATGATGATACATCTAAGATAGTAGATGATACAATTGAAAATGGATTTCTTAAAGATCTATCTAAAAAATTTGACTCAGAATCTGATGATAAACCCTTAGAAAATGATTTTAATATGAATGCTAAAATGGTTCAATATATAAAAGATAAACATAACGGAAGAACAATAACAGGAATAAAAGAAAACAAAATGAAAAACGAATCTCTAAAAAAACTAATTAAAGAGGAAATAAAAAATATTCTTAAAGAAGAAGATACAAAACCCGAAGCAGAAGATAAAAAATCTCAAACTATCCAAACTATCCAAAAATACTTCGAAGGGCCTGGGAAAACACCCCTTTCCTTAATTAAAAACCCAATGGATTTAAAAAATATTCTTACATTAATATGGAATGGGATGAATGAAAATTTTAGAGATAGTAATGCCATAGCTACCTCTTTAAAAAAAGTAATTGATACCAAATTAAAATAATGGATATTTTAACTAAATTCTTAAATGGAATTGCTTATAAATTCCCTAAAGGATATCCTGACATGAATAATGATCAGGATGTTTTGTTGTTGGAATCTATTTTAAGTGAAGTTTTAGGTGAGTCGATCATTTTGGAAAATCAAGATCTAATATCAATTATTAAATCTAATATTAAAGATTATGGTGATTTAGAGACATCAGGTAGAGATACTATTAAATTAATATTTTCAGATATTCCAAATAGAGGAGGTACATCTGACTCTATGCGTAAAGATGTTTATGATGAATTAAAAATCTTAGTAGATAAAGAAGAATCTTTAAGTGACTTTAAAATGGAAGTGGGAGGTGGTTCTTCACTAGGAAGTGCAGTTGTTAACTTTAATGGTAAAAAATATAGATTAATAGTTAAAGGAGCTTCTAGCGATACTGCTAGTGATACTGATGTTAAAGAAGCATTAGTATCTTTATTTTATATTACTGATATAGATAGCCCATTTAATAAAGAAAACTACGAAAGTAGAGTTAATAGCTTAATTGAAATAGCTGAAAAAGGCATTCCTGGTGAAACTAGTGATGCCTCCCAAAAAGTAGTAACCTATTTATCTGCCACTTCAGATGATAACAAAACAGGTAATGTTGCATTTATCAACCAACCTCTATCATCAGCACTAGCCATTAAAGATAAATACCCAGGCCAAAAATTAATTCGTACTGGGTTATTTGATATTATTAGAAGTAAAGCACAATCTTTAACAGGGTTACCTGCAGATAAATGGTGCCCCGGAGATTTATATATTCAGTTAGGTAATGTTAATTTAACTGAAGATGATAATATTGAATTAATTAATGATTTATTTAATGATGAGTGGGGTGGAGATTCAAAACCACTTACAGCTGTATCATTAAAACAAGCAGATGCCCAAGGGGGTAAAGCAAAATCACTATTAGATAAATATGCTTCGGCCAAATCAGATTACAATTTAACTAAAGATGAAATTGCTTTCGATAATCAAGGATATATTAATGGTATTAAACGATTAAGAGATAGTATTTCTAAATTAGTAGGGGGTAATGAAAACATTGAATATAATATTGAAGGTAGTGATTTAAAAGATGAAACTCGTTTTTTAAGAGGTAAATACGCTGCCTTAAAATCAATTGAATTTTTATTTAAACAATTTAATGCTGATGAAGTTGATGAAGCCATAGTAGCTTTAGTAGGTTTTGCTCTTTCATTAACGGGAGTTAACCCAACATTCTTTAAAGTAACAGGACAAAAATCAGGTGCATCTGGAAAAGTAGATAAATTTGAAAGAGGTCAAAACATTATTTTATTTAATGTAGATGGTGATTATGAACCTATACAAATTGATGATACTTCATCTTTTGGTGGTTTAAAAATCAACTTTAAAATTGAAAAAGGTGGACAACCATACGCAGTATCTATTAATGCCCGAAATAATGGTAATACTCAAGGTACTTTAGAAGTACAAAAAATTAAAAAAATATAAATATGTGTAACTGCGGATGTAATACTTGTGAAACAAAAAAACCTGCGTTAATACTCAATGAGAGCCTAGCACCGCGTGCTATATTGTCTGAGGGGCTTAACCACCATTTAAACGCGAATAAACCGCTAACAGACCACCTATATCGTGCTGGTTCAACAGCATATTTTAACTTATGGGCTGAAGCTCGCTCTTACTACTCTCGTGGTATAATTGATATAACAAATGGGGATGATTTAGCTATTTTAACAGAAACAAATTTAGGTAATTATGGAATGTATGAAGGTAAAAAAGTACCTTTAGATTTTCCTATGAAGGATGAAAATCCATATGAGCCAATTTTAGAAGACATCCAGGTATATGGTAAAATATACGAATCAGTAAATATAGAAAATTCATACAAGTTAGATGATATAAAATCTAATGAATTAGGAAATGAATTTATTTTTACTGACAAACATGGCATTAAACGTAAATTGATGTTTTTAAAAGGGAATAGTGTTAAATTATTATGGTTTAATCCAACATCCCAAGAATGGACAACGGATGACATTCCTCGTAAATACGAAGATGAAAAAGTGATGAACACATTTGGTATGATACTTGTTAAAGTAATATTACCAAAATATGGCTCATTTAACTTTAAAGCTTTGAATGCTGCTCGTTACCGCTTGTTTAGAGCCCTTATATATAATAGTTTAGACACTTCAAAATATGAAATGGATTTCAATGATGAAACTATGGAAATTGAAGTAGCTAGTAAAGAATCATTAAACGAGGAAAAGAAAAAGAAACTTAATAAACCAATGCGTGACTCTTCAGGTGGTAAAGCATATAAGGTATATGTTCGCGACCCTAAAACCAAAAAAATTAAAACAGTACGTTTTGGGAGTGGTGGATTAAGAGCAAAAATTAATGATTCTAAAGCTAGACAAGCATTTGCAAAACGTCATAGATGCTCTGAAAAAACTGATAAAACAAAAGCATCATATTGGTCATGTAGACTCCCTCGATACGCCTCTTTATTAGGATTAAAAAGCTCATTTAGCGGTTTTTGGTAAAAAATAACAATATGAAACAATCAGAATTAAAACAAATTATTAAAGAGGAAATTATCAAACAAAGAATTTTAGAAGAAAAAAATCAAAAAGCTTCTAAAATAAACCAAAATCTTTCTAGTTTAATAGAAAAAATGAAAAAAGACTTCAATATAGAAGGTGAACAACTTTAATAAAATAACCGGATATAAAGCATGTGGTAGAGAAAAAGGAGAAACACGTTCAAAATATCCTTCATGCCGTCCTACAGCAGCACAATGTAAAACACCTGGAAAAGGTACTAAATGGGGAAAAACAAAATGACCCCATACACAGACATAGAAGTTACAGATAAATATATCTAACGTGAATAAAAGAAATGATTAAATTAATAGACATATTAAAAAAACTTTTTGAAGAAAAATCAAAAAAAAATATACTAGATATTCTTGAACCTTATTCCCAAGATCCTTCATATTTTGTGTCTTTTACTAATATTGAAAAAATTGGTATTAATCCTATAAATAAATTTTCTACCCCTATAGGAGTTTATTGTTATAGTCTTAAAGATTTATGGACTGATTGGATTGCAGGAGATGACTTTTTTGGTAAAGATAGGCCATATGTTAACTTATTAAAATTAAATACTGATAAAGTATTATATATAAGAGATTATAGCCTTAATAAAAAGGATATATCTTTTTTAAAAAAAATTTATCAAAAATACACCTCTACAAACATCCCATTTGATGAATTTGTTACTCAAATCAAATCCTCAGGGGGAAATAATTCTTTATACCAAACAACTTCAGATGGTGGAATTATATGGAAACTTACAGAAGAGATTGCAAAAATTATTAAAGGTAATGATAATAAATCTTTTACTGCTACATGGAATAAATTATTTAGAAGTATGGGTTATGATGTAATAATTGATAAACAATCTACTATACATTTATTACAATCTTCTCAAGCTGTTTTTTTAATTCCATCTGCTTATAGTGTCATTGAGAGGTACCATAATAAATTATCGGATAGTAATGCAAAAACATTAGATAAATATTGGGGAACTGATAAACAACCTTACTATAGGCCTGGGCCTAACCCCACAGTTGATTTAGTAGTTAAATATAATGATGGTAATACTATAAAAATTTTACTTATAAAAAGATCCTCAACATCTAAAGCTGAACCAGGCAAATGGGCTTTACCTGGAGGATTTCATGATACTAGTGAACCTGTTGGTAAACCTTGGAAACCTGGAAGAGAATCTGCTAGACAAGCTGCTATTAGAGAATTAACTGAAGAAACTGGTTTATATTTAGCTAATATTAAAGATTTGCAATCTCGTATTAAATTTATTGGATCGTATGAAGGCAATAAAAGAGATCCTCGTGATAATGATGAAGCTTGGAGTAAATCCAATGCTTTTACTATAGAACTAAATCCCCAAGATAACATAAATATTAACGATGTTAGTGGTAGAGATGATGCTGTTGATGCTAAATGGTTTGATGTTAATTCTTTACCTACATTAGCATTTGACCATAGTAAAATTATACAAAACTCTTTATAATTAAAACATAATCTTTTGACCCCGTACACAAACATAGAAACTACCTCAACTCATATAATACGCGAATTCAATGAAAACATAGATCCCATTGAACTTAAATGGCATCGCGATTTAAACGCGCGTAAAATAACTGTTTTAAATGGGGAAGGTTGGTATTTTCAAAAAGACAATGAATTACCTTTTGAACTTAAAGAGGGAGTTAGTATATTTATAAATGCATTAGAGTGGCATCGTGTAATAAAAGGAGATACCACACTTAAAATAAAAATAGAAGAATGAAAACATCAGATTTAAAACAACTCATCAAAGAGGAAATACAGAAAGTATTGGATGAAGAAAGAGATTTAAGTGATAAGGAAATAATGTCTGATCTTAAAAATGAGAAGGAAGGTGTATATGTTTTAAAAGGTGGATTAGAGAGAGGTGGTGGATGGAATGAGGATAGCTTGCAAAAAGGAAAACCTCTTTACTACACAACCGATACCATCGACCCTAAACTTGAATTATATAAAGAAGATGGGATGGTATGGATTACCATTGAAAACGGTGAAATGGAAGTCGAAAAGTATTAAAAATTCCCACAATGAAACAATCAACACTAAAACAACTCATTAAAGAGGAAATAAAAAATATCCTATCCGAGGAATTTGATCCTATTCGTCAAAACTACATAGATGGGATTAAGTCTATGATGAAACGATTTGGAGATAAATCCGCAATGCACATTAGCTCTAGACTTTCAGACATGGAAAAAGAAAAATTAGAGGATTTATCAACTAAGGAACTAGAAAAATTAAATATAGAGGTTGCTGATAAATTTGGAGAAAAAACAACTCCAACACCTACCTCATTTGACATTGACCCAGGACAATTTGGTTCATTAGATTAAAAATACACATACAACCAGATTCATAGCCTGGATAATAAAAATAAAAATACAAATAACAAAATCATGGCAAAATTAAACGAACAATTCCGTAGAATGCAAGTATTAGCTGGACTTGTAACCGAAGGACAATTAAACGAAAACATTGAACAATTTGACGATTACATATCTGGCATGTGGGATGCTAGTGTAAGCGATGAAATGGAAGAAGGAGAATATTTCGAAGGTGTATGGGAGAAAGAAGAATATGGAGATGAAGAAGAATATGAAAGCGCTGATGAATTTAACGCTCTATCAAAATATCTAGCTTCTGTAGGTGGTAAAGCTACTTTGGAAGGTAATCCTGACATTGACGTAGAATTACTCCCTAACGGAGATATCAAGTTTGGAGCTACTGTAACTTTCGACTAATAGTTTTTAACATACAACCAGATTCATAGCCTGGTGACTTAAAAGAAAAAAATTACGACATCTGTGGCGTCTCTTATTTGGAGACGCCACTTTTTTTTAGTATATTAACACATAAAATTTTTATAAAATGCAAGATAAAATAGTAATTGTAGGAGCAGGAGTGGCAGGTGTTAATGCTGCCACCAAATTGGTAGATAATGGTTATCCTGGAGAATTAATTACCATAATTGATATGGGTAAAGATCCATATAACAGGTTACCTGAGGAAGTAATGACAGGTATGCTAGGAGCAGGAGGATGGAGTGATGGTAAACTTACATACCACACAGCAATTGGAGGTCAATTATCAAAATACACAGGTGAGGAAAAAGCAATGGAATTGATGGATCAAGTTATTACAAACTTTAAACGTTTCCACCCTAAACCTGAAGAAGTACAATGTTCAAACCCTGAAACCGAACCTGATTTTATCAAACCATATTTTGGTTTACGATTGTTTCCTGTATGGCACGTAGGTACAGATTATCTATCTGAGATTGCTAAAAATTGGTACGATTATTTAGTTGGTAAAGGAGTTGACTTTCATTGGGAAACTAAAATTATTAAAATTGATTTTACTGAAAATACAGCATATGGTAAATGGGAAGATGAAAGAGGAGAACATTATGATAGCCATCATTACGATGAACTTATATTTGCAGTAGGAAAATCAGGTATTGACTTTGCCCAACAACTAGCCAACCAATACCAACTCCCAGATGAACCCAAATCAGTACAAATAGGCTGTAGATTCGAAGCACCACAACACCACTTCCAAAAATTAATCGATATTTCATATGACTTTAAGTTATATAGAAAATTTGATAATGAAGGAATTTCATTACGTTCATTCTGTACAAATAATAATGCTGCATATGTTGCTGTAGAGGAAACATATGGGGACCATTCATATAATGGACATGCAAAGAAAGATCCTAAATATTTAAACAATATGACTAACTTTGGTATATTGATGGAAATAAATGGTATTGAAGATCCATTTAAATGGTCACGTGATGTAGTAAGTAAATTACAATTAGAGGGTACTGGTTTATATTATAGCCCATCTCGTATTCCATCAACTACATCTGAAGGAACTGAAGTATCTAGTACTCAAATCAATGATTTATCCCCAGTAAGACATGCTATGGGTAAATATTTCAATTATATTGAAGATTTTATTAATGATATGAAAAAAATATTCCCAACACTAAAAGATGATTGGGGAGTATATATACCAGAGGTAAAATATCTCTCTCCAGAGGTAAAAGTAAATTATAAAGATCTTAGTTTAATAGATTTCCCTAACGTACATTTCGTAGGAGATGCTTTAAGTGCAAGAGGTATAACAGTTAGTGGTAGCCAAGGTATTTATGTAGCTGAAGGAGTTTTAAATGAAATGTTAGAATCTGAAGAATATAATAAAAAATTACAACAACAATGAAAATAGGATTATGTGGTACAATTAGTGTAGGGAAAACTACTTTAGTAAATGCCCTAAAAGAATTACCCGAATTTAAAGATTATAATTTTGCAACAGAACGTTCAAAATATTTAAGAGATTTAGGTATCCCTCTAAACACTGATTCTACTTTAAAAGGTCAAATAATATTTTTAGCGGAACGCGCTAGTGAGTTAATTCAAGAAAATATAATAACCGATAGAACTATAATAGATGTACTAGCATTTACTTCCTCAGCTAAATCCATTCCATATTTTCAAAACGATCAATTTGAAATTCTAGCATCTAATTTATTAGAGGAGTATGATTATATATTTTATGTATCCCCTGATGGAGTTGAATTAGAGAATAATGGTGTAAGAGCATATGACAATGAATACAGAGAAGTAATAGATAATTCTATTAAATCACTATTAGATAAATACTCATACAAAATTAAAAGTTTACATACTTTATCGGGATCAGTTGAAGAGAGAATACAAAAAATTGAACAGGTAATCTCCCCACAATATTTATAATAAAAATAAATAAAAAATGGATAAAAAACGTTTAGTAGAAATTATACAAGAAGAAATTTCTTATGCATTAAAGGAAAGAGTATTTATAGATGATAACCCAGCAGGAGGTAGAGATATAAGCCTCTCCCCAGAAGGCACCCCAGTATTTGGTACGGTATCAGGAGCAGCTAAAAACGCAATTGCAGCAATTACTAAATCATACCCTGATTTAAAACAAGATGCTAATACAGTAGCAGCATTTTTATTGAGTGCTAAAGCTAGAAAGCAAGATGAAATTGTTATTAAAGGTAGAGAATTTGAGGTAAAACCTCACATAGTTCAAGCTTTAAGTGAATTTGATAAAGCAGTAGCAGCACAAGAGGATGCATATGAAAGCCCAGAAGCACAAAAAGTATTAAGAACTCTAGCTAATAAAGCAGGAGCAGAATTTGATTTATCTTCATATACTGCATTTTTAGATGGTGGAAGACCATATACTCCTTCTTTAGGTGGTCCTCAAACTCAAAGATATGCTCAAAAATCATTAGGAATAAATGAAATGGCTAAAATTGCGGGAGATTTAAAATCCTCAATTGAAAAAGTAATTAATGATAATTCTGATTTAGAAGGATTAGCACTTAAGAAAAAAATCAAATCCGATAGCGCTGTTGTAAAAGCATTAGGTGGAGACACACTACATGATAACCAATTAAACAAATTTATCTCTTTAACTAAAGGAGAAAGAGAATTAGGGCAAAGAGGTAGACCATCAACAGGTGCTGATTCTAAACCAAAACCTACTCAAAAAGCATCTCCAAAAAAAACTGAAACAAAACCTGTAAAATCTACTCCATCACCAAAATTAGATGATGAAGATAAAGAAGCCTTAGCATCCCTAGAAAAAGATGAAATGGCTAAAACGTTAGGATCAACTCCAGATGATAAAAAGAAACTATTCAATACGGGATTGAAATTTATCAAAAAATACAGTGATAATAAATCAGTAGTGGATGCATATTTAAAGAAAGCAAAAGATGAATACAAATTACCAAAATCTATGCTTGATGATTTAAAAAGAACAGCTGGTAGAGACGTATAAAATATGAAAAAAGTGGTTTTGAATTTAGATAAATTGCATTTAATTTTAATAGGAATTATAATGGTAGGGGTTGGGTTGTTTCTCATTAATAGAGAGAACTCAACCTCTCCCCATCTATCTAACCCATATAAAAATCAATTAGATAGTTTATCTTTAATAATAGATAATTATGAAGTGGTCAATGACAGTTTAGACATTAAATATCATAAATTAGTTGAGCTTTCTTTAAAATATTCTCACGAAATAGATTCACTAAATATAGATATTAAAAACACAAGAAAACGTTATGAAAAACAAATTAAAAACCTTAATAATTCTTCTCCTACTGAGCTTTACGAGTTTATCACAAGTAGATACAAATAGAATCTGTTTTAGTTATGATGTGGTTAGAGCTATAAGTATTGATCTCCTCAAATGCGATTCAATATCAAGTGAATTAAAATATACTGAAGACATTTTAAAAATAGTTGAAATTCGTTCTGCATTAAAAGATGAAACAATACAACTTCTTCTTCAAAAAAATATTAATTACGGGATGATTATTGGAACTTATGAACAGAAAGAAAAAATCTATAAAACTCGTGAAAAAGAATTAATTGAAGAGAATACCACATTAACTCGTAAAAATAAAAACTTAAAAACCGGTCTCATTATATCATCCACTACTATAACTATATTAGGTGGTATTCTTGCTATATTTATAATTAAGTAATAAATACAATGAGTCAAGATTTAAAACAGGCAATTCGTGAAGAATATGTAAGATGTGCTTCTAGCCCTGCTTACTTTATGAGAAAGTATTGTTTTATTCAACACCCAAAACGAGGAAGAATACCTTTTAATCTTTACCCATTCCAGGATAGAGTACTAACTTTATTCCAAGAAAATTCATATTCCATAATTTTAAAATCTCGCCAATTAGGTATTTCTACTTTAGCAGCAGGATATTCATTATGGTTAATGTTATTCTTCCAAGATAAGAATGTTTTATGTATAGCCACCAAGCAAGAAACTGCTAAAAACATGGTAACCAAGGTAAAGTATATGTACGACAATTTACCTTCATGGTTAAGAGAAAAAGACAAACCACAAGAACATAACAAATTAACCCTCCGTTTAAATAATGGTTCTCAAATCAAAGCAACCTCTGCATCTAGTGATGCTGGTCGTTCAGAAGCAGTATCTTTACTGTTGATAGATGAGGCTGCATTTATTGATAATATTGGAGAAATATGGGCATCAGCTCAACAAACTCTAGCAACTGGTGGAGGATGTATTGCTCTTTCCACCCCCTATGGTACTGGAAACTGGTTTCACCAAACATGGGTAGCGGCTGAACTTGGAGAGAATAGTTTTCTTCCTATAAAATTACCATGGAATGTCCATCCTGAAAGAAGCCAATCATGGAGAGATCAACAAGGGAAAGATTTAGGGGATAAAATGGCAGCTCAAGAGTGTGATTGTAACTTTGCAACCTCTGGAGATACAGTATTTATCTCTACAGAAATAGATTACTTAGAAAAAAACACTATAAAACCACCATTGGAGAAACGAGGAGTCTCTCAAGATTTATGGATATGGGAACCTGCTGATTATACTAAAAACTATTTAATAACCGCAGATATAGCTAGGGGTGATGGTAAGGATTACTCTACATTTCAAATTATTGATATTGAAAGTTTTACTCAAGTTGGAGAATATAGAGGACAAATTAGTACTACAGACTTTGGAAACCTATTAGTGGGAATAGCCACAGAATACAATAATGCTTTATTAGCCCCAGAAAACTCTTCAATTGGTTGGTCTACTATTCAAACTATCCTTGATAGGGGTTATCAGAATTTGTATTATTCACCGAAAGGAAATGCATTAAATGTAGATACATACTTTGACCCATATATGGATCATAGTAAAATGACACCTGGTTACACAATGTCATCTTCTACTAGACCAATAGCGGTAAGTAAGTTCCAAGAGGCAGTTAGAGATAAAGGTTTAACACTCCAATCCTCTAGAACTGTAGAAGAGATGAAGGTTTTCATTTGGAAAAATGGAAGACCAGAGGCACAAAGTAATTATAATGATGATTTAATAATGGCAATGGCAATAGCATGTTTTTTAAGAGATTCTTCCTTCAAACTACGACAAAGTGGAATGGAGATGACTAAAAGTATGCTTAATAGCATCACATCAAACTCTACAACATACTCAGGAGGATACTCCACAAACACAAATAATAACCCTTACAAAATAGATAACCCTTACTCGGGAGGAGATGAAGATATCTCATGGCTCCTATAATTCATAACATATGGCAGATACTACTTTATTTACACGTTTAAAACGTTTATTCTCCACCGATGTAATCATCCGTAATGAAGGTGATGGAAATCTAAAAGTAATAGACATCAATAAAATCCAAGTTTCAGGAGAATATGCTACTAATTCGGTAATTGATAGATTTAATAGAATATGGACAAACGCAAATACATCAATCTATGGATATCAAAGTAGTTTCAATTATACTACTCTAAGACCACAATTATATTCTGAATATGATTCAATGGATCAAGATGCTATTATAGCATCTGCTTTAGATATAATATCGGATGAATGTACTTTGAAGAATGATTCTGGAGAAATACTTCAAATTAAAAGTAGTGATGAAGATATTCAAAATTCTCTATACAATTTGTTTTATGATGTTTTAAATATTGAATTTAATTTATGGCCTTGGATTCGTAATATGTGTAAATATGGTGATTTCTTTTTAAAATTAGAAATTTCTGAAAAATTTGGGGTATATAATGTAATTCCTTACAATGCTTTCCATATTGAAAGACAAGATGGTTATAATAAAGACCGCCCATCAGACATCAGATTTAGATTCACCCCAGATGGTGCTACTCAACCCTCTAGTATGGGATATTTTAATGTACCTGGTAATCAACAATTAAATGATAATACAGTATACTTTGATAATTATGAAGTAGCCCATTTTAGATTACTTTCAGATACTAACTTTTTACCATATGGTAGATCTTATTTAGAACCCGCTCGTAAGTTATTCAAACAATACACTATGATGGAGGATGCAATGCTGATTCATCGTATAGTAAGAGCCCCAGAAAAACGTATATTTTATATCAATGTTGGGAATATAGCCCCAGCTGAGGTAGAAAACTTCATGCAGAAAACAATTTCTAAAATGAAACGTACCCCATATATTGATCAACAAACAGGTGATTATAATTTAAAATATAACATGCAAAATTTACTTGAGGATTTTTATATCCCGGTACGTGGAAATGATCAAGCAACTAAAATAGATAATTTAGGTGGTTTACAATATGATGGAATTCAAGATGTTGAATATTTAAGAGATAAATTATTTGCTGCTTTAAAAGTACCTAAAGCCTTTATGGGTTATGAAAAAGATTTAACTGGTAAAGCAACATTAGCAGCCGAGGATATTAGATTTGCTCGTACTATAGAACGTATTCAAAGGATAATATTATCTGAACTTCAAAAAATCGCAATTGTCCATTTATATACTCAAGGATTTACTGATGAAAATATTGCTAATTTTGAGCTAAACTTAACAAACCCCTCTATCATCTATTCCCAAGAGAGAGTAGCATTAATGAAAGAAAAAATGGAACTCTCTACTTCAATGCAAGAAAGTGAATTATTCCCCTCAGATTATATCTATGAGACAATATGGGATATAAGTGAGGATCAATACGAAGAGTTTAGAGATCTTTCTATACAAGATAGAAAACGTAAATTCCGTTTAACTCAAATTGAAAACGAAGGTAATGACCCACTTGAAACAGGAAAATCATATGGTACGCCACACGATTTAGCTTCATTATATGGTAGAGGAAGATATGAAGGTGAGGATGCTTTACCTGATGGATATGATGAAAAAGAACCTCTAGGAAGACCAAAAGAAAAAGTTACAAATAGAAATACTCAAGATAGTGCTTTTGGGAAAGATAGAATTGGAAGTGATGGTATGAAAAATGATAAAGATGAATCATCATCCACCAAACCTCAATACAAAGGCAATTCACCATTAGCACTTGAAGGTAAAAAAATATTTAGAGATTTAAAATATCGTGAAAAACAATTAATATTTGAAAGCGATATTAAAGCAAATTCATTATTAGATGAATCACAAATACGAGAGTAATACCTCTTCATATATTTATAATTAAACCAAATTATCTAGAATGCGTGTAAAACATTCAAAGTACAAAAACACAGGTATATTATTTGAACTCTTAGTACGTCAAATAACTACAGATACATTAGAGGATAACCCCTCTCCAGCAAGAGACATATTACAAAAATATTTTGTAAAATCTGAACTTGGGAGAGAATATAAACTATATGAATCTCTTACAAAACGGATTAATTTATCTGAGGCGAAAGCAAGTCTGATAATATCAACATTATTAGAATCATCTAAAAACCTCAATAAAGGAGCAATCAAGAGACAAAAATACAATCTCATATCAGAAATTCAAAAACATTATGATTTGAATGTATTTTTCAATCATCAACTCCCAAACTATAAGGTACATGCTGCTTTTTATACTTTACTTGAATTAAATTCATCTGAATCATCTAACTCTGATCAATTGATTCAAAATAAAGTGACAATATTAGAGCACTTATCCAAACCAACTATTCAAACCGAGACTGTAATTGATGAAGTATTAGAGGAATTAAATTCAACTGATAAAGATATTAAGATGTTGACGTACCGAATAATGGTAGAAAAGTTTAATGGTAAATATGATAATTTATCTTCAACACAAAAGTCAATATTAAAAGAATATATAAATTCTATTGATAATACTACAAGATTAAAAGAATTTTATGTTAAGAGAACTAGAGAAATTAAACAAGAATTAATAAAACTCAACACACGAACAGATAATGAGGTTACAAAAATAAAATTAAATGAGATAATATCTTTAATACAGGTTCCTACAAAAACCTCTAAACTAAAAGATAATGATCTTGTTGATTTGCTACAATATTGTGATTTAGTAACAGAATTAAGATCAGTAAATGGGTAATCTTAAAGAAGAAATATTATCAACACTTAAGGAAGCTGAAGATTTTATCGCTAAAAAAACCTCAGAGGACCCTACAACAAATTCAACTACATGGGATATTGATTATCAACCAGATTTGAAACGCTTGTATGATGATATTGATAAAATAGTAATAAAATTAGAGCGAGTACAAAAACGTATTCAAACACCCCAATCCGAAGATCTATTAAATATAGCTAGAACTTTAAGAAATAAATATGCACGTTTATTAAAAAAATATTCTGATGTAAAAGAAATTTCTGCTACCTCTCAAGGAGGTGCTTCTTTTTCATCTGGGGAAGGAGCACAATATGCTACACCTAAAGCATATAGTAAAAAAGGTGCTAAAAATTACTATTATAAATTAGGATATAAAGACATCCCAAAAACAAAACCAAAATCATTTGATAAGGTAAAGTTATGGGAGGATGATATGTTAAATGAAATGAATAATTTCCAAAAACAAAGACTTCAAAGTATAGAAGATATAGAAAAACTATTAAATGAAATATCTCCCCTAATATCAAATGCTAAAAATGAAACAGCAACTTTGTTTGGAGGAAATCCAGGTTCATATGATATAAATTCACCAATAGAAATCACAAAAAGTTACCTACAAGATATAAAAAGAATTTTAACTGAAAAATAATGAAAAAAACACTTCAAGATCAATATTTACTTATTAAGGAAGGGAAAGGGCATAAAGATGTCTTTATGAAAGAAGCGAAACACAAATTCCCAAATTTAATTCGCAATGCCGCTACATTTAATGAAGTAGTAGCTACTTTAAAGGATAAAAGTTTAATTTCTGAAAACATTGTAGGTTTAGAAGCTATAAACTCTTTCCAAGATTCAAGCAAGCAATCCTTTGAGGTAGCATTTTCAAACTTCTTGAAAGAATCTCAAGAGGAAGAGGAAAAAGCCGAGTTAAAAAAACCATCAAAACAAGTTGATGACAATTTATCTCATGGATTCGACACTTCAGATAGAACAAACCCAGACAATTTGATTTTTGATCAAATAATGAAGGGATACTATGCTGAAATGTGTGATCCTAAAAACGAGGGGAAAACAATGGGGGAATTAAAATCCATTGTGTTTAAAAATTTAGAAAAAAATCCTATCCACTATACCGAAGATGGACAATTTGGAGTTAAAGGGTTAGGATATCAAACTGAGGCACCTGGTTTAGGCACCCCAAAAGAGGCTAAAGGGAAATATAAAGCATCAGGATACGGTGATTTAAAAGAATCAATTGGACGAAACTACCCAGGAGAACTTGAAGGAGAATACGAAGGAGAATTACAAAAAATATATGGTGTTGATATATATGATACTTTAAAAGATGTATTAGATATATCTGATTCTGAAGATGATTTTATAAGAAAAATGACAAATTCACTTACAGATGAAACTAGTATTTTACCTAAAAGTAGCAAGGATAGTGGGGTTTATTTATTATTTAAAGATAATAAATTAGAAAATATAATGTTTACAGATGGTATGAAACCTGATGATAAATTAGCTAATTCTCTTAAATCTTCTGGATATGAAGTTTTATTTACATCAGATAGTAGATTTTCTACCCCAAATTCCATTTCTAAGTATAAAAATAAAAATAAAGAGGAATTAGAATTAACAAAATCCAGACCTAGTACTGAAGAAAAATTAAGAACCTGGTATCAATCAAATTATAATGAGTCACTCAAAGAATCTAAATTACGTAAAATGATTCGTGAAATGGTTGATAAAGAGCTAACTGAACTTGATTCCAACTCTCCAGACTACTACATAAGCATAATAGCTTCAAATCAAATGTCTAAAGATGATGCTTATGATTATTTAGAGGATCAAGGTGTTGAGCAAAATATGATTGATAGTATTATTGCTAGTGCATTCCCAACGGATATAAATGAATCTAAGTTACGTAAAGTAATTAGAGAATCTATTGAAAAAGAATTAGCTACAATCAATAAAGAAGCTGAAATGGAGATATTAGATTCAAAATTGGAAAAAATTCAATCCGCAATCGAAAAACGTCAATCTCAACTCACAAAATTAGATGAGGATGAGGATATGAAAGCTTTAACAGATAAA